CTTTAAAAAGACTCATAATGTCGAAAACATGAATTTCGTTGTTATTTCAGATGGAGATACTAATGGTACTTCGATTTGTAAAAAAGAAATTGGTGTGAACAGAGTTAAGACTCACCCAAGCTATTCAAGACATACTGAAATGAATATTAACATTATGGGTAAATCTGTAAAGCTTGCTGGCAATAGAAGAGAAGGTACTCAGTCTTTACTTAACAACCTTGCTAAAAGATTTAATACAACTAACATTGGATTCTTTATTGCTAATGATGGTTCACAATTTAAAAGTAAAATCGCTGAAACACATGGTGAGTACTGGTTAGATGATGAACTACAAAAAGAGTACAATAAAGAATTTAACAAGAAAAGATGCGTAACTCTTAAAGGCTTAGGCTATAAAGAACTTTATATTCTTAAGAGTAAAAATCTTTCAGTTGAAACTACTGACTTTAATCCAGCTGAAGAAGCATCAAAAGGTCAGTTAACAACAGCATTTAAGAAGTTTAGTAAGTCTAAAAAGCTTAACAAAACACTATTAACTAATTTTGGTAAGATAGTTGCTGAGTAAGAACAACACTTTCTCACAATTATTTTCACTAATTTCACAGAAACTGTTTACAACACCGTGAAACTATGGTATAATATACAGTATAATAAATTGATAAGGAAACTATATTATGAAAAACTTGAAAAAATCAACACAAATCATTTTGGAAGAGCTTGCTGTCAGATATCCTGACCAAACTCATTTCAGAAAAAATGCTATCGTCGAAATTGGCGAAAGCTTTGGATACACCGGCAAAGACTGGGATCCATTGATGAGCAAAACTAACAGAGTAAAAATTGGTACATATGACCTCGAAGGTTTCATATCGCCAATTAGAGAAATCGTTTCTAATTCTGTAGTTCAACCAATCCCAGCAGCTGCAGCTCAAATGCAGTCAATTGTTAACGAAGAAAAGACTTTCGCAAAAACAGATCCTACATTTATTGCTTGGGGAGCATTCACTGACATCGTAAAAATCGTAAAGTCAAATATGTTTTACCCAACATATATTTCAGGTCTTTCAGGCAATGGTAAAACATTCATGGTAGAACAAGCTTGCGCTAAAGTAGGCAAAGAATTTATCAGAGTTCAAATCAATCCTGAAACAGACGAGGATGATTTACTTGGTGGGTTCAGACTTATCAATGGAGAAACAGTTTTCTCTAAAGGTCCTGTTCTTAAAGCAATGGAGAATGGAGCAATCCTTCTCTTAGACGAAATCGATAGAGCAACAAACAAAATCATGTGCTTACAAGGAATCCTCGAAGGTAAACCAGTACTTGTCAAAAAGACTGGCGAAACAATATCGCCTGCAGAAGGATTCAATGTAATCGCAACTGCTAATACAAAAGGCAAAGGTTCTGAAGATGGCAGATTTACAGCGGCTTCAATCATTGATGATGCATTCCTTGAAAGGTTTACTATTTCAGTCGATCAACAGTTCCCTTCTCTTAACATTGAGAAAAAGATTGTTATTAAACACATGGAAAAGTTTGATTGCTTAGATACTGACTTTGCTGAAAAGCTAGTTGTTTGGGCTGACATTATCAGAAAAACATTTTACGATGATGGTGTCGATGAAGTCATTTCAACAAGAAGACTTTGCCACATTGTTCAAACGTTTTCGATCTTTAATAAAAGAGACAAAGCAATTGACTTATGTATTTCAAGGTTTGACGAAGATACAAAAGAAGCATTCCTTGACTTATACAGTAAAGTAGATGCTGAACAAATTATAGCACCAGAGGAGTCAAATGTTTAATAAGAAAACTAAAACAATAGATTATAAATTTAACGAGGGAGCTCTTATTAAAGAGCTTCAGAGTTATATAGACAAAACTTATGGCGGTCACTATTCAAAGAATCAGTTTCAATCAACTGAATTCATTATTGATTGTGGACATGGCATGGGCTTTGCGTTAGGTAACGTGCTGAAATACGCACAAAGGTATGGTAAAAAAGAAGGTCACAATCGAGCTGACTTACTAAAGATTCTACATTACAGTATTATCGCTTTAAATTGCCATGACAAAAAAAATGAAAAATAATCGTTTACATTATGTGTAAACTATGGTATAATATATTATAACGGAGAAAATATGAACCTATCAAACGACACCTTAAATGTGTTAAAAAACTTTGCAACAATTAATCCTAATGTTGTTTTCAAACCAGGGCAAAAGTTAAAGACTATATCAGAGTCCAAAACAATTCTAGCATCAGCTACGATTGTAGAAGACTTTCCACAAGAGTTTGGAGTCTATGACTTAAACGAATTCTTATCAGTCTTAAACTTGATTGATAATCCAACGTTGGATTTTGAAGAGAAAGCAGTATTAGTAACAGGTGGTGGACAAAAGATAAGATATTTCTTTTCAGAAAGCGATATCCTAACTACACCTCAAAAAGATATTCAGATGCCAGATCCAGAGCTTGGTGTTTCTATTGATGAAGATAAACTTAATCAAATAAGAAAAGCTGCTGCTGTACTTGGTCATACTGAACTAGCGATTACAGGCGACAATGGAATTGTTACAGCCTCTGTACTTGATACAAGAGACTCGACTTCCAATGTGTTTGAAATAGAGCTAGATAAAGACAACTCATGTAAAAATGAGTTTAACTTCGTGGTAAGTATTCCTAACTTGAAGTTACTACCAGGCGATTACTTTGTAAGCATCAGCTCAAAGCTAATCTCTAACTGGACTAATAGTAACTATCCGGTAGATTATTTTATCGCTCTTGAGAAGAACTCAAGCTACAATGTATAAATATATTGTAGGAATGGAAGATGCCGCATGGGGCGGGTCTTCTTATTTTCGTAACTATGCATAGGAGAAGATTATGTCAGAAGAAGTAAATAACGTTGAAACTGAAGCTGAAGAAAGCGTCCAGTTAAGTCTACAGGACATCGCTACAATGGTACAAATAATTGATATTTGTTCTAAAAGAGGTGGATTTGAAGGCCCTGAGCTTGAAGCAGTTGGCGGTTTAAGAAACAGAACAGTAACGTTTCTAAACGCAGCTTCAAAAGGTAGTGAAACACCAGAAGGTCAAGTACCTGAAGTGGAAGCACCTGCTGAAGATTCAGCCGAAGGTTAATACAAGAGGGGTGAAAGTCCCCTCAAATTTTTATTATAAAGGATATATTATGAACAATACTGAAAAAGCCAATCTGCTCGAGGCTTTACAAAAAGGGCAAGTCACAGTCACATTTACAAAAATAGATACAGGCGACGTAAGAGTCATGCCATGTACTCTAAATCCAGAAATGCTTAAAGCAAATGGTGTTAAAACAGAAATCAACTACACATCTAACTCAATGGAAGCTTTTCCAGTTTGGTCGTTAGACAAAAACGCATGGAGGTCTTTTAGGTTAGATACAGTTGAAGGTTGGGAGGTACTATAATGAATGAATTCCTATGGGTCGAAAAGTATAGACCAAAGAAAGTAGAGGAATGTGTTCTCTCAACAGATCTAAGAAAGATCTTTCTCAATGTTGTTAACAAAGGCGAACTGCAAAACATGATGTTTACTGGTACTGCAGGTACTGGTAAGACCACAGTTGCAAGAGCTCTTTGTAATGAATTAGATTTAGACTATATCGTAATCAATGGTTCAGAAGAATCAGGTATCGATACTCTTAGAAACAAAATCAAACAATTCGCTTCGTCGGTTTCCTTATCAGGCGGCTACAAAGTCGTCATCTTAGACGAAGCGGATTACCTTAATCCACAATCCACTCAACCAGCTTTGCGTGGATTCATCGAAGAGTTTAGCAATAATTGTAGGTTCATACTTACATGCAACTTTAAGAATCGTATTATAGAACCATTACATTCAAGATGTAGTGTTATTGAATTTACTATGCCAAAGAAAGAAAGAGATGCTTTGGCTGGTTTGTTCATGCAAAGAGTACAACAAATCTTACAAGTTGAAAGTATTAATTCAGATCCAGCTGTTCTTGCTGAACTGATTATCAAATACTTTCCAGACTTTCGCAGAACATTAAATGAGTTACAAAGATATTCAAACTTCGGTAAAATTGATAGTGGCATATTAGTTAACTCAACAGATATTAGTCTAGATACTCTGATGTCTTCTCTTAAACTTAAGGACTTTAAGAAGATGAGACATTGGGTTGCAGATAATATCGACACTGAACCCGCATCAATGTTTCGTAAAGTATACGATAACATGAACGAGTTCGTAGAGCCGCAGTCAATACCACAACTTGTATTGATTTTGGCTGATTATCAATATAAGAATAGCTTCGTAGCAGATCATGAACTTAATATGGTTGCTTGTCTAACTGAAGTTATGGCAGGAGTAAAATTCAAATGAAAAAATTCAATATAAATCCATTGACTGGCGAACCAATCGAAATGGAAGAATCTAAATGGGA